AGTTGGCTAAGGGTGACGCTATAGCTGCAATTTGAGCACCTTGCGACGCAGCTGATTGAGTCGCGGCAGCTGATCCTGAAACTGCCGGCGGCGTGATTGTTGGAACAGCTGGAATGTTCGCCGTCGTACTCGATGAACTTGTGGATGGCATTGAAATCTTTGGAGCCGATGAAACCGGAATGGGTTTGATGTCAGGCAAAAATGGAATTGAATTGTATTTTTCGATGAGCCAGTTAATCGCCGAAATTGCTCCGGTCACAAGCTTTGTCAATCCACCTAAGACGTCACCCATAATGTTTATGACCACGCTGGCGATTTTTCCAACGTTCTCGAAAGCTTGTCCCAATACTTTGCCAAGCACTGGTGCCACGTAGTCCACGATCAATTGACCAAATGCACGGAATGAATCCATATTGTCGCCAATAGCATCTTTGATATATCCAAAAGCTTTGACCAAGCCATTCCAAATCGGTGTAAATACATTGGTGATTACGCCACCCAAATATTCTATGTATGACGCCAAGCCGCCTGATTTGTTGGAAAATGCATTGGATAATTTTTCGATGATTGGTGTGACGTTGGTAGTAATAAACGTCATGAGCTTTTCCAGGATTGGCAAGAGAGCAAATCCGATGGTTTCTTTGGCTTCATCGAATGTGACTTTAAGACGTTCCATGCGTCCGGCAAATGTGTTGGCATTGGCTTGAGCTGCGCCGCCAAATAGCTCATTCAGACGGCCTTGAACCTGCTCAAATGACATCGCTTTGAGTTCAGCTGACGATAGGCCAACGCCTAATTTGCCAAGAGCTGTCGTCTGCCCGTCGTATGCCTTTCCTAAGGCATTGGCGACGCCTTCCAGCGGCTTTCCAGTCTGTGCTGATATATCAAGAGCCAGCGATAGCAATTCCTGGGCTTTGCTGGCATCTTGCGTCGATAGCGATAGTCGAGCCATGGCCGGACGCAGTTTGTCGTCGCTGACGCCTGTAGCCAGGCTCATTTTCAAAATTTGTTTTTCGACCGATGCGATCTGATCGTCGGTTGCACCCGTGGCATTTTTCAAAGCTTGTGCCAGTTTAACCTGGGCAGCTTCATCCTCGATGGCAGCTTTAACGCCGTCAATTCCAATCTTGACCGCATAAGCTGCTGCGGCAGCTGCGGCAGCTGCAAAAGCTAGTCCGGCTTTTTTTCCAAAATCACTGATCTTGCTACTGGAATCCTCGACATCGTTATTTGCTGCCTTTAACGATTTATTGAGCTGATCTACATCGGCAAGGATTGCCAGTTTCAGCGTACGTGATCCGGTAGCCATTAGCTCCACTCCTTTAATATCTTATCGAATGAATGTTCCCATTCATTGATGATGTAAGGCTGTTCGGCACGCAGCGTTGGATAGATAAACCATCCACGCGATCCGCGGCCTTCACGACCTGACCAGACTGGAAATTGCTTAAATCTATTCGATCCGAATTCTGAACCACCCCAAAGCTGTTGAGTCGTGCCGCCACCTGAAAATTTCTGACTTACGAAACCAAATGAAATTTCACCAATCTTGCTGGATTTGCTCACACGTGATCCATCGGCAATTCGGCCGGCAACGTTGCGTGATTGCAACGTGCCAGCCTTTGCTTGAATCTTGCCCTGTAAATACGTGGCCAAAGCATTTGATGTGACCCGTGCTTCCTGGATAGCTTGTTCATCCATCGCCTTGAAAGCACGAAGCACGCCGCGGAGATCGCTTTTATCGTATGCGATGACCTCACTTTGCATTTCTCTGCTCCAGTATCTCGATGGCCGTCAAAATGTCCTCGGCTGATTCCCAATATTGCATCGGGATTCCGGTTGCCAAGGCTAGATCAACGAGTATCCGGCCTAGGCTTCCGGGTCTGTGGCTTTTGGGTCTGACTGGCTGACTGAAACTTCGACGACTGTATCGCACCAAATTTCATAAGGTTTCACGGGCTGTTTCCCAGCGTTTTCACGTTTCATTGCGTGATAGGCCAGGAATAAGAGATCAGCGATTCCGATTTTCTCTTGCGCCTGTGAAATGATGTTGCCAGTCATTTTTTCCCACTTAGCCCACTCTGGTGGTTGAGCTGTATAGGTTTCCTGGTTGCCACCCGTGTATTCAATTGTGATTGGTAGTTTCATTTTTCTCCCGATTCTTTGTTATTAATCTAGCACTGGCGTGGTTACGCAAGTGAATGAAAGTGACGCAGTGAGTGCATCCGGTGCAGTACCGCCAAGAGCTGGGAAAATTGGCTGAACTTCGAAAGCGTAAGCAATTCCATTGACTGTGAATAGCACTGGCAAAGCTGTATTTGGTGCAGACGCAGCTGCGTTCCAAAGTGCTTCGCAAAGTGACGATCCAGCTCCAAAATCTTGAAGCATTTCAACGGCGAAAGTGCCCTGCGAATCTGTTGTGTAGTAAGCCTTGCCATCGAGTGTTTGATAAGTGTTGATTGTTGAATCGATGGTAAGGGTTGCGGATGTAGCTTGAGCATCGTACGTATCACCATCGATGGTGAATGTGATGTCTCTACCGGTGATGATAGTTGTCATTTTTGCTCCTAGTTATTTTCTTGAGTGAAATAAGTTGAGACGTTCAAATCTGCGACAAGCAAATTCGATGCCCCAACCGAAACGATTGACGGACGTTGGACGTCTCCGACGACGTATCCTGCGGGCATTGCCCCCAAAATGCTGATGATGAGTGCTTCCAATTGATCCAAAGCACCTGAATTGGCGTTATTTGCGACCGCTGCCGTCACGATGAAATTGACTTTGACTTTTGTTACTGCTCCATTGATCAATAGATTTTCAAGCCAAGGTGAATCGGGAATAATTACGCAAGCTGGTGGGATCACGGCTTCAGGTGCTACCGGATAAACCGATGCAGCTACTCCTGATAGCGCATCCGCTAATTCAGTCCGGACATCGAGCAAAGTTGTCATTGGCATATAGATTCCACATCGTAATAAGCTGAAATCAATCCAATGACTCGATTTTGTAAGCTGCGACCCATGCGATATGGCGTTGGAGCAAAGTCCACGCCTTCAATTTGACCGCCTGGTGCAGTTACGCTTTGGAAAATTTCTGTAGAGACGATCAAAATGGCAGTCTTGACGGGAGCCACATTTGCGTAAAGCTCGGCAGCTGATCCGCCGTCGAGTGTAATCGTTCCAGCCGGGATCACTGGTGTGGTGATCCGATCAGCTTCATTCACATCGCAAGTGACCTGAAATGGCTTGACGGAATGATCACTGACTGTGTATGCGCCATCGAGTCCGTTACCGACTCCGGCCAGGACGACTCCTTGCCCCTGGACGAAAAAATTTGGACGCAGTGTGTCGATGTAAAGCACATCGCTTTTGATTGTTGTCGCAACTACTGCGCTTTGGTATTGCGTGAGCATTGGCAAAATTGTTGCCTCTGCGCTGTCAATAATTTGATCTAAATATGCGTCATCAAATAAGGAATCGGAAACGCCAAGTACAGCACGTAGTTCATCAGCCGTGATGATATTTGGCATTTCCGTTCCTCTCTGCGACTCGGCCGGTTCGGGAGATGAGCCGGCCGATGATTAGTGTGGAATTAGTCTGCGAAAGCGTATGCACCAGCTGCAATTTTTGTTGCAGTTGCGCCATAGCCGTACATGAGAATTCCGATTGAGCCGTCTGAAATGACGTTTGTACGAAGCTCCAAGCGTGGAGATTCATACCAGGTGTATGCATCGCGATTGATTACGTACATTGAGTTATCAGCTGTTCCGGTGAGAGCTGTATCGACCCAAAGATCGATGCCGTTCACTGATCCGCGAAGGCTGCGTGGCTGTGCATTTCCAGCTGCGTTCATTGGGTTCAATGCATTGTAGATCGGACGTCCAGCATCGTTGAATGACATGATGCGTCCCCACATTGCTGGGCTGACGACAATTGCATCGGCGAATTTCATGGTGTTTGAATAAACGCTGACTGCGCCATTTGAAATCCATGTGAGCAATTCGGCAGCTGTGATGTCTGAACCATAACCGGTTGCAGTCTTTGTTGCACCAGCGATGATCTGTGCTGAATTGTATTCATTTGTTTTACGTGCATACTGTGCAGAAAGATTTGAAACCAATTCAGAGTAGAAAAGTGGGTCTGACCTATCAGCGAGCTCGACGGTCATTACCTGGGAGCCTTTGAAGGACTTGACATCCACATTTATGAACTCTGACTCCATGACTGTTGGTGTTACTGGATCGAGTTCATCGATTTGATCTACAGATGGAAGCACTGTGATCTTTGGAATCTGGAATGTAAGGCCAGCTGTAGGCAGGGTTCCATTTGAAATGGAATCGATTGAAGCACGCACATTGTCTGCAAGGCCATTGACGACTTCGCGGAGCTGACGTGTTGGGATCAATCCTGGGTTATCGGTGGATGCTGTAGCTGCGGCAATAAACGCACGAGATTCCTCATTGCCGCGTACAGCTGCGACTTTGTGCATTAAGTATGTTTCAGGTGAAACAATTGGATTGCGTGTTGCGATGAAATTGACCGGCTTTGCTACTGATGCAGCTTGAACCGGTGCTGAAGCTTCTACCGCCGTCTCTACGGCAGCTGGCTCTGTGACGGGGGTATTTTCCACGACGTCTCCTTCTGTTGATTGTTGTGGTTGGGCTTCTGCTTCATCGGTTGATGATTCAGAATTTTCGGGTGCTGTTGTTGCGGCGACATTTGATACACGTGCAGAATCAAATGCCGGATTGTGGGTCAATGCGACGCCAACAAGATCAGCTGAATTGACGATCATTGTTCCATCCTTTGCGTGAGTGAAATCGTTTGCATTGGCTTCGACGCTAAAGCCGTCACGTAGTCCATCCATTGCTTCCTGGATCGCGTCCGTGCCGGCAGTAGTTTTTGAGATTTTGAAAGTGGCTTCAATGGAATTTCCGTCCGGTGATAGTTCCATCGATAGCGTCTTGCCAATAGGACGAGCTGCATCGTGCTCCAAATTGAGCTTTACATTTGCAGGATTAAGTGATCCACGCTTGAAAAGCACTTTGCCGGTTGATGCCGTTGCTGGTGTATCAAATTCAACGATCTTGCCGGTGATTGTACGAGCTTCAGAATCGGCAGCTGTGATTGTGAATGGTGTGGTGACTTTCATTTGATCATTTCCTCTGCTTGTCTAATTTCCTCGACTGTTATGGCTGGATTGCCATTTGCATCGACAATTGAATTCAAAGTCTTGTAAATATTTGCACGTTCCAAATCTGAGCCGCGTAGATAATCACTGAGATCATATTTGACTTCTTGTGATTGTGGAACGAAATCAGGCATCGATAATCTTTCGGAAATCGATGTCATAAGTGGAATCAATGAGAAATCAAGCAAAGTCTGACGTTGATTTGTTGCATTGCTATACGTCATCGATGATCCAGTTTCGGCATCGACGTAATACGCAGGAATTCCCAAAGCTCTGGCCAATTCGGTTGAAACATATGACCTGGCTTGATTGAGTTGCAATTTTTCAGGATCAAAGCCGACTGATTCTAACGTCACGTCGGCATTGAGAAACGCAGTGCTGCGATTGCGGCGTGCGACTCCCCAGGAATCCAAAAGCTTTGCAATTCGATCAGCTGGTAAGGCCGTGCCGTTGCTCTTGAGCACCATCGATGGAATTGGTTCGCGTGCATACATCGCCGC